GAACAGCCAGAGAAGCCCAGCACCGGATCGAAGACGCTGAAGAGCGGATTCCCTGCGAAACCAGAAGCATCCAGCACCCAGAACGGGTACTGCTGCATCATGTCCAGAAATCTTCTTTGCGCCACTTCAGCACCCCCTGAAGTCCGCCCACTTGCGAGGGCATCTCATGGCCTCCGACGACCCAGAGTACATGAGCCGACCAAGGGCTTCCGCGTTGCTTCCGAAGAATCTCGCGTGCCAGTGCTTCTCCCGTGGCTGATTCAGGCTCCCTTCCACACCCGCGACCCTGGCTCTCTCGATGACGGCCTCCAACATACCACGGCTGTTAGACGCGAGCGTAGCCGTTAGAAGGGGATGCGTCTCCCTCCTCCATGTGCTCCAGCACCCGTCACTATCCCAGAGCCCACGAATGAAGTGCCAGTCGAACTCGACCGGCATCTCAGGCCACTCGATGGTGCTCGACTTGGGGCCTGGGGTGAGCCCGACACGACCAGCCGCCTCCACCATATCCAGGCCACCCAGGTACAAGGACACGCACCCCTCTCGCTGATACACCTTGGCCTTGCACCCGCTCGCAGCCTTGACGAGGTCGATGACCTCTTGGCTCCCGGACAGGTGAACATCTCTCTCTGTGACCCAGCCGTCACCGAAGACCAAACCCCACACCCAGGCGCTCTCCGGGCTCCAGCGCGTCCAGAAGCTCTCGATGAACCCAACGGTCCTCGCGCCCCTGGCGTTCGTCCTGTTCACCACAGGAGCCCCACGAACGACGCCCTCCTCTCGGAGCACCTTCATCGCAGAGTGCTTCGTCAGGCCAAGCTCCCGGCCCGCCGCCTCGCCAGGCATCCCAGAAAGGTAAAGGTCGACGAGCCTGCCCCGTGTGTCACTATCGACGGTCTTGATGTTCCATGGCTTGTCGCCGCGCTTGAAAACCATGCCACAATGGTAGTCAAGGAAGCGAGGATGAGCAATGTCCAAGAATCGCCGCTGCGCCATCGGGACCTCTCTGGCCCATGATGCCGCACGGCAGACCCGAAGACCAGCCTAGTTGGCTCTGGGCCGCTCCTTCAGGCTACGCAGCGGAGGGCAGCTCGACGTCGAACCGCTCGTAGGCGACGTCCATCTCCGAGAGCGAGACGTCGGATGTCGAAGCGTCGAGGTCGCCCGCGATCTTGACCCTGATCGGGAAGGCGTCCCGCAGGATGTACCGCTTCGTGTTGGCGTCCGTCAGCTCGATCTCGGTCGCCGCCATCTGAGCGCTCCCGCTGGCCCCCGTCGTGATGGCCACGCTGCGCTTGGGACGCTGGATGTGGTAGAGGGTGAGGTCCCCGCGATACTCGTCGCCCTCGGCGGCGGCGAGAATCCATGCGAAGAAGGCCGTGTCAAACCGAGCGCACCCCCTGATGAGGGTGATGTCGTTGACGCTCGGGACGCCAGGGAACTTCTGCGTGTAGGTCCGAATGCCCTCGCGGTACTCGGCCATCTCCTGGGTCAGCTCGGGCGCCGTGATGCTCTGGAAGCCGGCCTCGGCTCCCTGCCCGGCGATGTACCCCGGGCCGCTCTCGAAGGGCTGGAGCGCGTCACCTGGAGAAGCTCCGGGGATGCCGTTGACCGGAGAGGCGTCGCCCGGAACCATGCGGGCGTGGAACCTGAAAGCATGAAGCGGATCGGTTGCCGCTGATCGTCCCATGGTCTTCTCCTTCTCCTACCAGTTGGGGGTCAGCACGACGCCCCGGCCGATGAGGTCGCCCAGCGTGAGGTCTCGGCCTTGGCCGACTTCCCACGGAGTGGGCATCGCGCGAACCCTGTCGATGAACACGTCCAGGGTCATCTCCTCCTCAGCCATCTCCTCTGCCATCAGATTGTACAGCGACGGCCACTTCTCGACCATGGCCAAGATCGCCCCAGCCTCGTTGAGGGACCTGTACCGCTCCGCCAGAGACCTCCACCGCGCCTCCTTCGAGATGCGGAGCATCCGTCCGAGAGGCGCAGTGGGGAGCATGGATTTGAGGTCCACGCCGGTCTCGACGAGCTTCTGGGCGTAGGCGGTCCCGTAGGCAGCGGTCGCGTTCTCCCGCACCCACTGACCCCACTCGACATCCGTCAGGGCCTCGTGCCCAACGACGACCAGAGGAAGCACCCCGTGGACCGCCTTGCCCGGGTAGCCCTCATGGGTCAGCCGAAGGAGCTTGACGCGGAACCCTCCGCTCCGCAGAGCTTCGCTCCTCACGGCGTCGGCAAGCTGTTCTGAGAGGGGCCTCTCCATCGCCTACTCCTGCTTGATCCGCCGGGGGCTCGCCTGGACCCTGGCGTACAGGGCCAACGTGGCTCCTGTCGTCTTGAGGACCAGCTTCTCGTCCCAGGCGAGCATGATCGGGTCCACGCGCAGGAAGGTCCCACCAGCAGGCAGCGACGCAAGGACGACCCGCTTGGGTATCGCGTCGCTGTTGATGATGGAGACCTCCCCAGGCGCAGCGTCCCCGAAGTCCACGAACACCTGGTCGATCTGATAGGTCACGAACGACGCATCCGGCCCGGTGAAGTCGAAGTCGAACAGGCCGCCCTGGTTGGACACCGGGAACTTCCTGATCGCCATCGCATCGACAGGCGTCGTGCTGGGCAGCGATTCATTGAACTGCTGCCCAGCGTTGATGCGCTGCTCTATGACCACAGGGGTCTGTGCCACGCTTCCCTCCGACTACCGTCAGACCAGGACGGCCGTGTCGGTCGAGAAGACCATCCAGGTCGTCGAGGCCAGGTCGAAGTAGGCCGGGACACCCGTTCCGGCCCCCGCGCCCTCGCCGACCTTGCGACCGTCCGTCACGAAGACCGTGGCTCCGTTGGCCGCCGCCAGGGGGAGGTCTGCGTGGGCGATCAGCGGCAGGTGCCCGTAGACGAGCGCCCCCTGCGTGGCCTCCGCCACGTCATAGCTGGCGTCGTCCATCCTGACCGAGATGGACCCGGCCACGACCAGCTCCTTGATCCGGTCATTGCCGTCGAGGTCGCTCACCGTGACGTTGGGCCACGCTTGGACATCCTTCCCGTCCGGGTCGCCCGTGGGCGCGAGGTCGAGATTGGGTCCGGGGATGAACACCCGCTTGGTGCTCAGGTTGGTGATGGTTGCGTCCATTGTCTCATCTCCTCCAAAGCGAAACTCGGTTTCGCTCTAGGCCCTCTCGCTACGCGGCCTGGGCCACCTTCTGCTGGATGCGGAACACGATGAACTCGCCGGGCGTGTTGGGCGCGACGTAGATGTCGCAGATCACCACGCCCGCGTCTTGCACGTTCTGGGGGTTGTTGGTCTCGTCGCAGATGACCGCGAACGCCTCGGCTGGCGTCCCGCCCTTGAAGAGACCCTGCTGGTACTGAGTGAGCAAGAAGCTCTCGACGGAGAGCCTGATCTTGCTCCAGAGGGGCGCTCCCACGTTCTCGAAGACGAAGCCGTGCGTGCTGTTGAAGATGCTCGCCTTCAGGAAGTTGAAGAGCCTCCTGACGTGGACGTAGCGGAAGTCGCTCGGCGGTCGCTCCAGGGTCCGCGCGCCCCACACGCAGAGCCCGGTCTGCGGGGTGTTGATGATCGCGTTGACCTGGTTGGGGTGCAGGACGTCGATCTCGGCGAACTCCAGCTTCCGCTCGACCCCTGTGGCGAAGAGGAGCTTGCCGTCCACGGTGCCAGCCGGGGCCTTGCCCACGCTCTTGGCGGAGTCGGTCCTGGCGTAGATGCCCGCGATGTGGCCTCCGGGCGGGATGTTGACGGGGAGGTCCGTGACCGGATCGGCGATCTGGATGTAGGGGTAGTAGAGCGCCCCGTAGCTGGACGTGATGCCCAGCGTGTTGATGCGCCAGTCCTTCGCCTGGGTCGGGGTGTAGCCAGGAGGCGTGGCGAGGATGACGAACCACTTCTCGTTCGTCTCGGCCTCGGTCACCTGGTCGACGCTCATGGTGACGTTGCCCGCCGCATCGGGGATGGTCAGGTTGATCAGCTCATCGGTCGAAAGCAGGGCGTACATGCCCTTGCGGTCGCTCTTGAGAGCCGGGCTCGTCAGCTCGCTGCGGGTCGGAGCGCTCCCGTCGAGACCGCCCGTGGGCTGGTCCGCCGTGTTGGCGTCCGTGGGCTCCAGGTAGTAGCTGACCATCGGCACCGCCGCGTTGCCAGCCTGGGTAAAGTTGCCCACCGCACCAGACGTCGCGCCATCGTCGGCCGAGGTCTCGAAGGCGAACTCGCCCGTGTCGTAGTCGATCTCGTTGAAGCCAGCCGCCGCGCCGCTGAAGACGTCGCCGATGAGGTTGCCGTTGCCATCGTCCGTGATGGTCCTGGCCACGCCGTTCAGGTCCGTGTAGGCGATGCTCACGGAGCCGGGCTGCACCGGGGTCTCCAGCGGGGCACAGACGAAGGGAGCCGGGATGGTCGGGGTCGCACCGGAGCTTCCGAACTGCGCCTGGGTGCCGTTCCCGGCCCCGACCGCCCGCTGCCACTGGTAGCCAGACAGGCTGCGCGGCGCCACGTCCTCGTTGGAGGGCTCGACGAGGCCGATGAGCGAGCTGCCGACCCCCTCGTTGTTGAGGATGGACCCGATGTACCTCGCGTCGGTCGGGTTGGTGAGGGAGAGATCCTCGAAGGTCTCCAGGAGGTCGTAGCTCACCCCGCCATCCTCGGAGAGGTAGACCAGGACGTCGTGCCTGGAGAAGCTCGCCGTGGCCCGCGTGTAGTAGTCGGCGTCACCGCGCACGTCCAGGCGCACGTAGTTGCCCCAGTCACCCTCGCTGATGGGCTGGAACTGCCACACCCGCTGGGTGTAGGCGACCTCGACGGGCAGCCCGTTCGCCGGGGCGTAGTTGGCCGTCAGAGACCAGACGCCCGTGTCGTAGGCCACCGCCCCAGCATAGCCACCGCTCCAGGCGCCCGCCCCGTTGTCGGTGACGGTCGTGTCCGGGGGCTGCGGGGTGTAGTCGTAGGTGACGTCCGCCGGGTTGAGCGGAGCAGTGACGAAGGTGATGGTGAAGAGGCCGGTCTCGTAGTCCACGTAGCCAGCCGGGACCGCAGGGGCGCCAGCCTCGTACAGGACCCCATCGCTCCCCGTGTCCGAGTACGCCTCGCCAGCAGCGATCCCGTTGATGGTCACGCTCCCGGGGACGATGGCCCTGTTGGCAGAGGTCGTGCCGAGCTTCCCGGCGAACTCGGTCACGACGCCGGCCGGGACCGGAGAGAGGTCCGACGCCTCAGCGATCACGCTGACGGCCCACGTCGCCGCCACGGCAAGTGCCTCGACCACACCAGCGACGTTCGTGTAGATGAGCGTCTTGCCATCCACGCTCACCGCCGTGATCGGGAAGGTGCCGTTGTTCGCCGGGGTCGTGCATCCCGCCAGAGTGAGGGTCTGGCCGACCATGCCCGCGTGGAATGGCGTCCCGGTGATGACGTTCAGCGTCATAGCCGGGGCCGCTCCGCCGATTGCGTCGCCGAGGACGGAGACCCCGTTCGTCACCTGCTTGAAGGCGACGGTGACGGAGCCGGGCTCGATGTCGATGTGCTGGATGTCGGTCTCGCCGATGGTCGGGGCCGCGCTGTTCATGGCCTTCACGGAGCCGTCGCCCGTCGCGATGGTCTCCTCAGCCCAGTCGCTCGTCAGGTAGCCCATGGCCTTGGCCGACCCGGAGCCCGTGACCCGCACGACGTAGGCCCTCCGTCCGCCGTTGGCGAAGAAGGCGAAGACGTGGGTCGGCATCTGGCTCGCAGCGATGAAGGCGCCGAACGTGTCCTGGAAGTTGGGGAAGCTCGTCACCAACGTCGCAACGTCAGACGGCCCACGCTCGGTGAAGCCGACGGTGCCCATGTTGCTGGTGGAGACACCCTGGATGGGAGCGAGACCGCTGCGCTTCTCCTCCACATAAACCCCTGGATGAAGGCGTTCTGCCATCGTACAATCTCCCTACCCCATGAGGGGGCTGTGAAGGTCAGCTCTTGTCGCGCCTGCTCCTCTTCGCCCTCTCCTCCTCCTTCGGGATCTCCTTCTCCAGCAACTCCAACACCTTCGGTTCATCGTCAGCGACCGCCTCGACCGTCGCTTCGACCTTCTCCTTCTCGACCACCTCCGCCCTTGGTTCCGCCCTGGATGCTACCACACTCGCAGGCGCAACCGCACGCTCTTCGAGCTGCTTCGGTGGAGCTGGCTCACTTTTCGTGGGGGGAGGCTGTCGCACCACCTCCCTCTGAGGCTTGCAGGCCACCACGAGACCAAGGCGCTTCAGGTGCGCCACGGCCCCCAGAGGAGCCTCGAACTTGTCCCTGGGACGGATGACTGTCGGACCCTTGCCAGGGATGTCGATGGGGGTCGTCACCTGCCCCCTGTAGTACCACCACTGCATCGTCAACCTCCCAGGATTCCAGGTTCCTCAGTACGAGGAGCCAACGAGATCCCAACCGTTCTCAGGGTTGGCACCACGATGGGGTCGGAGAAGTCAAGCTCGCCCTCAACCCGCAGGCTCATGGTGAACCCAATCGTCCTATCCGAAAACTCTACCAATTCGTCCAGGTTGTCAATGGACTCCAGGTAGGCTTCGTACCCACGCTCGTCGCCCTCGTTGTCGGTGAAGTAGATGGCACCGTAGGCCCAGATGTAGCGCCCCATGTACTTCAGCATGAGGTTCGCCTGGCCACGGAGCCTGGCGCGGAGGTGGATGTCGTAGGTGATGTCGAACGGCAGCGCGTAGCCCTTCACCTCGTTGAGCGAAGGCCCGACACTACCGTCCTGAGCGCGCACCAGCCTGGCGACCTTCGCCGCCACCTGGTACGCCTTGCCCACTGGGTGCCACCGCTGCATCGCTGGTGTGATGGCGCTCCTTGAAATCGCGATGTGCGGCAGAAGCTCTTCCTGGTAGACGTCCTCTGGCTCCTGAAAGATCACCGGGATCAAGCCGTCGTACTGGTCCGGGCCGGTCACGCCTGGGATCTGCACCGCGTAGTCCTGCACCTCCTCGCCGTCGAGGACGATGGTCTTCAGCACGGACCCAAACGTGACCACCAGGCCCGTGTCGAAGTCCTCGATGAAGACGGTGCCGGTGCGACCGTCAGCCACGAATCAGCCCAACCCAGGAGCGTTCCCGGTGGGCTCTCCCATCGGCACCGTGACGTTCGCCTTGTCCATCTCGGAGTCGACCCTCGCGAGAACGGCATCGAGGAAGCCGCTCGTCTTGGCCGCCCCCGTCCACAGGGCCAGATCCTCCGCCGAGGACGTCTCGACGTCGGGCATCGGGGGGAGCTTGCCTCCATCGGCCAGCTCGCCGGCCACCGCGACGATGGCGTCCAGAGCGTCGTCGTCAGAGAGGCCCGTCTGGACCGAGATGGAGACCGCCAGCTCGGCGACGTAGCTCATGTACTGCTCGGCGTCGGACGCGAGGTTGTCGACCCCCAGGTCGCCACCCTCCACCGGATCGCCATCCGGCGTGTTGTCGGGGGGCTCCGCGCCTCCGTCGCCGACGTAGCCATCCTGCTCCTCGATGCGGTCCAGATCCTCCGTCGTCGGGGTGCGGCCCATCTCCAGCTCGTCGATCTCGTAGTCGCGGAGATCGTCCAGCTCTTGCCGCTCGAACTCGGCGTTGGCCTTTTCGAGCACGTCGTTGATCCTCTCGTAGTCCATCACACCCTCGCTTACGCCCCGCCGGGGACGATTCTATCCTGGAACTCCTGCACCTTCCCGATCACCGATGCGGACTCGACGGGGAGGTTGCGGTTCTCCTTCCACTGCTCATCCTCTGGGTCTACCATCCACACCATCAGCTCTTCCATCGCTTTCTTGAAGTGCTGCGTGTAAACGGCCCTCACCGCTGGCCTCCAGTGAGCCTTGCCAGGCATCCCGATCCCCTTCTCGCGCCGTAGCACCTCGAAGGCGATGTCGCGACTCACCCGACGCTCCAAGAGTACCTTGCCCGTATCCCTGATGGGAACCCCCAGCGAGCGAAGCTCGGAGATGATCGTGGCCTTGTCGGACCTCCTCTGCTCCTCGATCTTCTTCACGTCGCTCTCGTCCACCCGCCGCGCTCTGATGCTGGCCTCGTCCTTCTTGGGCTCGTAGGGGAGCGTGTCCATCGTCCATGGGTTGTTGCGCTCCAGCACCACAGCCGCCTTGGAGACCACCGTCCCAGCCCTCAGCTTCGGGAGGATGTAGAGGACCGTGCGCTGGACATCGGAAGACCTGAGCCGCTGTGAGTAGTTCCAGCCCGGTGGTAGCACCCCGATGATCTTCCACCCCTGCTGGTCAGGGAACTGGACGACCTTCAGCATCTTCGGGTACTGGGGGATGTCGTCCGGGGCGAAGCTCATGACGTCCTCGTGGACGCTCTTCGCCACCTCCTGCGGGAGAGCCAGCATGAAGGCGTTGAGTCGCTCGACCCATTCCTCGGCCAGCTTGTAGGCCAGCTTGTTGCTCGGCTTCTCCTTGAAGTAGAACTTCAGCACGGCGGCTTCTCCGAGACCGGGATCAGCGTATCCGAAGAAGTTGGGACGGTCGAGTTGAGGTGCTTCTTGCACACCCCGACGTAGCCCTTGTCCCCCGTGACGATAGCTTCGTGAGCGCGCTCTCCACACCTGAAGCAATGGGTCGCGATGGTGGCCCTTGTGAGAGGACCCATGTAGAAGGGGAACGACTTGCCGACGAACGGACCACCACACGCCTGCATGGAGCAGCGCGGCACGTTCGAGCCTTCCGGGATGACCATCCTCGTGCAGAACGCGCACGGGAAGGCGTACCCCATCTCCATCCAGCGCTTCGACTCCACCCTCTCCTCCTTACATCTTCTTGTTGGAGAAGGCGTGCGGCCCTGGCCTCGACGTTCTGATGTAGAGCGTCGTCTCCCCCGGGAGCCTCGGCGCATAGTTAGCCGGTGGAACGACCCAGATGACGTAGTGCTTGGGGTCCACATCCACCCGGAGGTCAGCCCCGTCTTCGGAGTTGGCGATCCGCACGAAGCCGACGTCCACATCAACGTCTGTGATGTCGCCCTGTGCTACCAGCTCACCCGCCTTCGTCTTCACCTTCACGCGGAGCCCTGGGTGGAGCACCACCTTCTCCATCGCCTCGCTGAGCTGCTTCGACCAGGGCTTCATATCTTCGTGTGCTCCGTCTTGCGGAACGCCAGAAACTTCGTGCGGCGCTTCAGCTCGATGTAGTAGCCGACGAACTGCGCCGTGGACCAGATGTTGCCGTCACTGCTCGCCTTCGTGACGTCCCACTGGCTGTGGCCGCTGTTGGTGGCGAACTGCCCCTCCCACCAGAACTCGACGACGTCACCCTCCTTGGGGAAGGGAGCCTCAGCCCGCTCGATCTCCGTCCTGGGGACCTTCAAAATGGCGTCCGAGATGACCTGGCGGCCAACCTCAGTGACCTCTGGCGTCGTGTTCGACGACTGGGGGAACTCCAGCTCGGCGAACATCTCGAACGGACCCTGAAAGGCCCAGTCCTTGCCGTCGTGGCTCGGCTCCTTGTAGAGGGGGTGGCGGTTCTTGGCCCGCCGCAGGCTGTAGAGCCGGATGTTGACACCTGCCAAGATGGCTGGCTCTGCCGCCAGGATGTCGTGGATGGCGCGCTCGTCCCCACACCCCTCGCAGTTGTCGCCTGGGAAGAGCTGGCGACCGCTGATGCAGTCCTGTGGGCAGAGCTTCGCCATCTACCTCACCACCTCGTCAAGCCCGATCCACTGAGGTGCGATGCGACCAGCCATGGCACTGATCTTGGCCTTCACCTGGGTGACGGCCTCCGCCGCCGGGGCGTCGTTCGTCTTGTCGCCATCGCCCTGAGTTTTGACCGGCTCCAGGGTCCTGACGACCTTGAAGCGCTCACCGTTCTGGTGGACGACGTTGGCGCTGTTGAAGGAGGTGAACTTCCCGTCCTTCGCGTGGTAGCTCTTCTTGCCCTCGGTCATGGAATCCAGCATCTCTACAACCTCGGTTCGATGTCGCGCAGCGCGCGGCTGAACTTCTGGAACTTCTCCGGGGCGTCCTTCTCCATGGCGTGCTTCATGCCCCGACGCACCCCCTTCTGGGTCGGCCTCACACCATCGGGGAGCTTCGCGTTCGTCTTGTAGGGAGGCTTCAGGTAGCCCTGCTTCGTGAGCTGGGCTCGGCAGATGTCCCATGCCTCCCTGGTGTTCTTGCCCTTCTTCCTCACGGCCACGACGCAGTGCGACACCACGACGGGGGTCATCTGGGCCTTCGTCTTGCCACCCTTCCCGCGCGCCTGCGCGTTGGGCGACCTCTCGAAGAGGCTATCGAGCGCGATCCAGCTCACCCCTTGGCGGCCTCCTCCTCGGCCACGGCCTCACCGAAGATCTTCTCCATGCGCCGCGACGTCGCCGCCATGGCCGAAGCCGACTCCAGGCCAAGGTACTGGCGGGCGACCGCCATCAGAGCCTTGTGAAGCTGGAAGGCTCTCCGCAGGTCCAGGCCGTAGTCCTTGCGGATCTTCACGGCCGCCTTGGAGATGACCTCCGCCAGCTTCAGGTCGTCCATCTCGCTCGCGGGCTTCTCCTGCTCCAGGAGGCCCTGGCGATCCATCGCGCTGTCGATCTGCTCCAAGAGCTTGTTCTCGTCGTGCATCTCATCACCCCGTCAAGAATGGGACCGGATCGGAGAGGCCGATGACCTCCTCATCCAGTTTTTCCTTTTCAGCCAGGCCCTCTGTGCGAAGCGTGTCCCCATCAAGGGAACGCGACCCGCCAGCAGTTGGCCACTCCGTGTACTTGCCCCTGATGCGCCCCAGGGTCTCCTTCGCGTCAGCCAGCGCCCACTTCAGAATGATGTCTCGGTCCCGCACGGTGATCTTCGCCCCGAACTGGTCGCTGCAAACGTCCGACGTCAGGGTGTTCGAGACGTACCTGGCGATGGCCACACCGTTCCTCTGGTTGCGCGGGAAGATCCACAGGACGTTCTCGTCCTTCCTGTACTCCCAGGTGGGCTCGCTACCAACGATCCTGCGCGCCGTCTCGGCGTGTTGAAGGATCTGCATGAATGTCCCGTAGAAGCTCCCACCAGGGACGCCCGTGATGGAGCTGTAGGCCACTGGAAGCTGGTCGACGTCGATGAAGGCGTAGGGGTTGACAGCCGCGATGATGTCGAGCTGCACCCCTGGGAAGAAGACGTCCAGCACCATGTCGCAATCGACGGGCATCGTGTACTCCTGGACGCCCGGCGTGAGGTTCTGGGCAGCGTGCTTCTTCAGCCCCTTGCGACCCACCCACCATCTGATGGCGTCGTCGAAGCTGTCCTCGGCCTGTTCAGCCGTCAGCTCAACGGCGACAGCACCACAACCCAGCTTCCTGCGAAGCCACGCGATGGCGCTGTCCTTGTCACACGGCTGGGCCATCAACTCCTCCCTCCTTCAGTCTACAAGAAGGGACGCGACCCTCCTACTGCTTCCCCCTGCCCCGACGCCGTTTGCCGCCCATCCCGCTCATCTTCGATGCGGGCGACTTCGAGACGGACCCCTCGTCAGGCTTCCGCTCTGGTTCCGGCTCTGGCTCGTCGTCGTCATCGGGCTCGGGCTCGGGCTCCTCAGCCTTCACCTGCACCGGCTCCACGATGGGCTCGGGCTCAGGTGCCGGCGCCGGTCTGGGTGGCGGAGGGGGTGGCGCTGCCTTCTTGGTCGGAGGGACCACCTCGACGTCGTTGGGGTCCGGGATGAGGAGCCCCTGAGCCACGAACCTCTCCCACTCGCGCCCGACAAGGACATCGTGGTCACCCACAGTCCTGTCCTGTCGTCCGCGCTGGATGGTGAGGCTCTTCCCCATGTATTGGGGGTGCTTCACATAGCGATGTGTCATGTTGCCCTCTCTCTCATGCGATGGCGAGGGAGGGCCGGTGGAAGGTGACCCGTTGGGGGACAGCTACCCCAGCCGTCCTCCCAACGCCATCAGGTCAGTCGGCCTCAGAGCCCGCCCGTGATCTGGACCCGGCCGTACCACTCGCTCCGCAGGAGCTTGGTCGCGTAGCGCGTCCGCAGCCCCTTGCGGTAGGTCTGGTCCTCGGGGTCCAGGAACGTCGGGGTGAGCTGGAGCGGGACGTAGGGCGCGAAGACGAACCCGGCGTCCAGGTAGCTCTGGCCCCGCAGGCCCAACAGGATGTAGTTGGTCCTGAAGAACGGGTCCTGGTACATCATCCACTTGTTCGACAGGGGGCCGAGGCGGAGGATGCCGAAGTGGCTCGTGATCGGGCCGTAGGACGGCGGGACCATCGTGCCGTCGTAGGGACCGGCGGGCGAGGTCGGGTCGGTGACCCAGGGCGCCCGGTAGTCCATGTGGGTCTGGAGCTGGATGATCTTCGCCGACACCTCGGGGGAGGTCACGCCCCAGTTGGCCGGGGCGCGGCGGCTCTGCTTGTGGATCTGGAACGAGACGTTGCTCATCTGGGTCATGACGGCCCGGATGTGCGAGATCTCGTCGAGGCCCGCCGGGACGGTGAAGTCGAAGGACCGCACGATGCCCGCGCTCGCCTGGAACAGCTCCTCCAGGATGCCCCGGTCCAGCTCCAGGCTGATCTCCTGGGAGACACCGCTGACCAGCTCGGTCTCGGCGTCCACGCCGTGGAAGGCGCGGAGGTCGTCGGCGGCCTCGGAGGACCAGCGAGCCTTCAGCTTGCGCGTGGTGGCCCGGATCTCCTGGAGGCCGATGTCGATGAAGACGTCGGGGACCAGGCGGTTGGCCTCGGAGTCGTACTGGTACGACGCCCGGACGATGTTCGCGGCCGTGGTGGCGAGCGCGAAGGTGAAGTTGGTGATCTGGCCGTTGGCGTAGTTGATCACGCCCGTGCCGCCGCCCGTGAAGCCGCCGACGCCGTTGTCGATCTTCTGCTGGACCACCGTCTGGGTCGCCGGGTTGTACTCCTCGACCACCAGCCGGATGCCGAGCGCCGCGTCGAGCGGACGCACCGGGCTGTAGGCGAGGATGACCGAGCCGGGCGACGCGCCCGACCACTCGGCCGCGACCGTGATCGGCCCGAAGAGCTGCTCCCACTGCACCAGCTCCGCCGAGTAGTTCTCGTCGAAGCCCTGGAGCAGGTTGGTGCCCGCCGCCGTGTTGCCCTTGGACTTGCCGTACTTGTACTCGAAGTAGAAGACGGCTCCGACCGGGGCGGTCATCGGCTGGATGCTGACGATCTCGTTGGCGATCAGGTTAGGGAAGACCCTCCTGAGCACCGGGAAGATGTACTTCGTGTACTCCCCGGCGTTGACCGCCAGCGTGTCCTCCGAGAGCTGTCGGCGCATGTCGCCGAACTGGTTCTCGAAGAGCATCGCCATGCACTTGCGAGTGTGCTCCTCGTTGACGCCCTTGAGGTACTTACCCCACTTGGACGCGAGCTGGGCGGTGTAGGACTCATCCTTGATGCTCCTGGCACCGGCCTCACTGAGCATGTTTCGAGCTTCCATGACTCCCTCCTCAAATCGGCCCCAGGAGGCCCCTAGTTGCCGTTGCCGAGACCCTTTGTCCCAGCGAACTCATCGAACTGCTCCTCAGTCAGACCCAGAGACGCGAGAGGATCGTTGGCGCTCTCTTTGGCGCCATTCCCCTTGCCCTTGGGCTTGCCATGAGTGTCCTCGTTGATGTCGCGCTCCGTGCCACGGGCCACGCGGTTCCTGATCCGCTGGGCCTGGTCCTCGTCGATGCGAGGAGGCGCCGGGTGCCGCTCGTCGTAGCCCGCGATGATGCTCTCGACCTCCTCCACGGAGATCGCGCTCTCGCAAAGCTTCCGCAGGTCTGCACCACCCTTGTGGTCGCGGAGTCGCTGCTCGACGTGGAGCGCGAGCTGCATCTCCTCGGCCACCTGAAGCGCCTTGCGGGTGCGCTCGTTCGCCTTCGCCTTCTCGGTCTCGGCCGCCTGGGCCTTCTCCTCGGCCGCCTGGATTCGGGCGTCCAACTCTTCGAGCTTCGCCTGGACCTCAGCGTCCTTCTCCTCCGCCTTCTCCTGCTCCTGCACCCTGGCCTTGGTCAGCTCGTTCTTGACGGCCTCGACCTTGGCCTCGATCTCGGTGGTTGAGCCGTACTGCGAGATGTCCCCGACGAGGGTGATGATCGTGTCGCGACCCTCTTCCTCGGCGACGAGGCGTTCGAGGTGGAGCTGGTAGGCGGCCTCGGTCGCGACGGCCTTGTACTCCTCGGCCTGCTTCCGCGCTGCCTGCACCTCCAGCTCACGCTCGGCGAGCTGGCCCTTGAGCTTCGCGATCTCCTCGTCCTTGACGTCCAGGGCCATCTGCTGGTCCACGGGGACGCCGAAGGGAGCGATGATCCGCGCGATCTGCTCCAGGGTCACCTTGGCCTGGGCCACCTCGGGGTCGCTCAGGGCCTCGCTGGTGGCCCTCTCGCGAGCGGCTTCCTCGATGCCCTCGACCGTTCGCCGAAGCTCACCGGAGAACAGCTCCCGCAGCCGCCTCTCGGTGCGCTCCTCCGCCTCTGCCACCGCCTCGGAGAGGGAGCGCCCGTGGGCCTCGCCGGCCTCCGTCAGGGCGGCCTTCTTGGCCTCGCCCGACAGCGCCTCCACGAGCCCTGGGTAGTCCCTCTTGAGGTCTTCCAGGGTCAATTCCATGCCGTCCTCCGGTATCTTCTGCGTCTCCTCGTGGAACACCTCGGGATACGCTGTCTTCATCGCTGGGTCGGCCACGAAGTCGAAGGTGTGCAGCACGAAGTCCTCCTGGACCTCCTGCACCCCGTTCGCGATGGGCTTCGTTGTCCCGAAGCCACGGCTGGAGACCCCCACCTTCCCGTTCGCGTCCAGGATGGCCTTCAGGATGCGCCCGTTGGGGGTGTCCAGGATCTCGGCTTCTCCGACGACTTCCGGCCCCTCCAGATGGAGGTTCGTGAGGAGGTGGCTCACCCTCGTGAGCTTCGTTCGACCATCGGCCGGATGATCCAGCTCACCGAACACCATCCGACCCCTCATGGAATCGGACAGGCGACCGATCTCTCGCTCCCACAGATGGGCGCCGTAGAGCCGCTTGTTCTCGGTGGGCTTGTCGGACCTGGCGAACTGCCCTCTGGCGATGTACTTCCCGGGCTTGTCCTTGGACTCCGCCAGGGTGAACTCCAGGGGCATGGAGTCGATGAGAATTTGTGCCATTACCAGACCCTCGACTTCGCCGTCTTCGCCCTCAGCCCTGTCCTGTTCAGGATGGGCTGGAACTTCTCTGGCCGCTTCCGCTCGGGAGCTATCTTACGCTCACCAGGCTTCTCGAAGCCAATGATATTTCGCCGCGTCTCCACTCCTAAAAGCTCTCTGCGCCCACTACGATAGGCTGTCCGCCGCTTTCGCGGTGCCTCGAACAGCCATTCGAGGGGAACCCATCTCACGCTGCCGCCAGAGCCGCAAGGACGCCAGCCGGGGCTCCCAGCGCCTTCAGAGCTGTCGCCAGCTCCTTGTCGGTGGCCTTCGCCTTGCCGGTCTGGTCCTCGGCCTCGTCAGAGGTCACGAACCAGGGCTTCTGCTTGCCCCGGTACATCCAGGCCGGCGCCTTCAGCCCGGTGATCTGCGAGAGGTAGAACATCACCCGCAGCACGTCGGTCATGTTGTCGACGCGGTGGACCGGCAGCCCCTTGCTGTCCATCACCTTGTGCTTCTTGACGACCACCTCGGTGGCCTTGATGGCGGCCTGGGGGTCCATCTTCTGCATGGCCATGTTGATGGCCTTTAGGTACTTGCCGGCGATGGTCGGGTCGGGCGAGGCGGTCCCCCCGGTCGGGAACTGCCAGCCGTGCTGCACGGGACCCTTGCCGGCGATCCTCGCCTGAAGCTCTGCCGGGCTCGGGGGCACGTACTCGACCAGCTCCTCCCACGTCCCCTTGCCCTCGGCGACCATGGCCATACCGATGGCCTCGCCCAGGGAAGGCGAGCCCGCGTCCTCGTGCTCCTTCAGAGCCCGGATGACGGCCTCCAGCACGGTCTGGATGTGCTGCTCCTGCTCCTCGGTGGGCTCACCACCGTTGGCCCCGATGGCCTCGGCGAGGTCCACGGCCTTGTCGGAGAGCTGGAAGAGCACCTTGCCGGCCTCGTCGCCCATGGCGTCGAAGACCTCACCCAGGTACATGGCGGTCGTGGCCGCGTTGAGCGTGACCTCGACGGCGATGCTGAAGGGCTCCTCGGCCTCCTCGATGACGCCGACATCCTCGTGGAGTGGAGCCGTGTCGCGCTCCATCTCCTCGGCGATGTCGGAGAGGGCCTCGGACCACTCCTTCTTCGCGGCGCCTGGCTGCCGCATGACGACGCGACGCCCCATCTGATGGAGGCGAGACAGCCCGGTCTTGCCGAACTTGGCCTCCTTCCGCTTCTGGATCTTCTTGATCTTCCGCTTGAACCTCTTGCGGAAGATCTTGGCCGCGAGCTTCTTCGCGCCACGGTGCATGAGGTACATGCGATGGCGCAGACGCTTGGCAAGGCGGGCCGCCGCTCCGCGCGCCTTCTTGACGATCTGGAAGACCTCGGTCAGCTCCCAGCCCTCGTTGATGAGGTAGAGCGCGTCGGAGATGGTGTCCTCACCGATGGTGTCCTCACCGATCAGCTTCTCAGCGTCGGCCTGGCTCCTGGCTGGCCCAATCTGCTTCCCACCCTTGTCGAAAGCGATCCAGAGCTTCCAGTCGTCACCGATGTAATCGACGTACTTTCCGCTCGGATAGGTCAGCCGATGAGCACCAGGACCCATGGCGAACTTCTTGCCCTTCAACGGGGTCTTGGTGGCCTTCGCCTCCTCCAGATCGGTCTCGATGACGACCTCCCCGGAGATCGCCTCGCCGACACCGCTCTTGAGCCGCTTGGCGAGGACCAGGGCCGACAGCAGGCTCTTCTGCTCGTCGCCCTTGTCCTCGACGGCCTTCAGCTTCTCGATGGCGGTGTTCAGCTTGGCCACGGAGACCTTCTCGCCCTCCGCCACGCCCAGGAGCCGGCGCACGCGAGCGAGGTCCATGTCCTCTTCGATGGGGTCCTTCCCGTCGAAGTCGTTGGACGCCATCGCCGCCCTGACGTGTCCCATCTCGCTCGCCCCGGCCCAGGGGTCCCGGCCCGTGTCCCACACCTTGGCCTTCACGACCTTGCCTGGCGACTGCCACTCGACCCACTTCTTCCCAGAATGAGCGAAGCTGCGGCCGAACTGGGAGAAGAACTCCATGGGGTTCTCGAACACGAGCTTCGCATCGGCTCGGCTGATGTCCTCGATGTCGGCCTCATGCTCCCCGTTCTTCCCGCTGAGGACGTAGACGGCGTTGTCCCCGGGCTTCGGGCTCCACGACCTCCGCTTCTCGGGGAGGATGTACTCCATGCTCACGGACTCGCCCATCCCCTCGGAGTCTTCCCCGTCGCCATTGGACTTGCAGGACCCGTCGCGCTTGCGCTCGCGCTTGCGCTTGCCGTTGCCGTTGCCGTTCTCGTCCTCGTCCTCGTCGTCGTCCTTCTTGTCGTCGTCGTCGTCGTCCTCGTCGTCGTCGTCCTCGTCGTCCCCCTTGCCGCCCTTGCAAGAGCCCTTGCCGCTCTTGCGCTTCTCGTCGAGGAGCGTTGAGCCGTACTGGGCGAGAGACCGGGGAACGTCGTCGGAGCCCTCGTGAAGACCGGCGAGGTCCAAGGGGGTCGGGCCACCTTCGAGCATCGCCGTGTTACGGTCGATCTCGGAGAGAACCCTGCCTGGGTTGAGCCCCATCTCGGCCAGCTCCTCTTCGAGGGGCCGAACGTGGACGTTGTGGACATGCCTGAAGGCGCTCATGCTGGACCTCCTATGCCGCCGGGGCGTCGAACCGGCGGGCCAGCTTCTCGCAGAAGGCCGACGCCAGTGCCATCTCGTACATCTTGGACGCCACACCATCGTGGATGCGAGCCAGGCTGGACAGATCTCCATCCTCGGACACCATCATGGCGTCTTCGATGATGCCCTTGGTCTGGCAGAGGTCGGCGTCGAACGCCCCCACGAACTCCACGTAGTCCATCGCGGACAGCGCAGGGTCCCCGGTCCCCGACCGAAGGACGTGGGCCTCCGTCACCTCGCGGGCAAGAGCCAACGAGTTGCACATCTCGGCGAGGCGCTCCTTCAGAGTGACCAACGAGCTGGTGACGATCTTGCGAAGGCGCCCCTGGTCGTCTGTCGTGTGCTCCTGGATGTTCTCGAAGCGAGGCTGCGGCGTGGGCTTGTTGGCATCGGCCCCGACGAAGGTCCGCATGGCCTTCTCGTTGGTCCGCACGGCCCTGAGCCACTCGGTCTCCGTTGCCCCCATCGCGATGAGGTCGTTCTCGACGGCCTCCGCCGTGAGCCTGACGCCGCCCTGAACGAGGTTGTACAGCTCCGAGACCGCCCCCAGGGCCTTGTTCTTGTCGCCGTTCAGGATGGCATCGACAGCGTGGTTCGCCGTCTCACGGGCCTCGCGAGCCATGGTGCGAGCTTCCCGGACAGGGACGTTGACCCGCTCCACCTGCTCGAACTGGGGCTCCCCGGTGTCCTCGGAGACACCCAGGGAGGCGCGGAAGAACTCGCCATCCGAGTTGGCGACGATGACGTGGGTGGGGAACGTCCAGGACTGAAGCTGGACCCCGTCACCGCCTCCGAACAGCTCGGCATGGCGCTCGACCATCTCGTCTGCTCGACGGATGGACTCCTCGAAGGAGCCCGCGATGAGCTTGGAGAGGTACTCGCCGTCAACCAGTTTTCGTGTCATGTCGCCCGTTGGTGCGGGTTGTTACGCAGCTAACCTACGGCCATGATTACGCCGCTGTCAAGCCACTCTTCCCGGTCACCAGAGGCATCCTATCACATGAGGGGCGAGGTGGAAGAGCGGAGTGCTCCACGAATCTCCATCATGAGCCCGCCAAGCTCCTTCAGACGGCGTGTCGTGTCCCTGCTTTCCCTGAGCACGCGAGACAGCTTCTCCTCGGCCCGTCGCTCGGCCTGACGAGGCCCCTCGAAGCCTCGCCTCCAGTCATTCTTGGCGACGGCCGTGATGAGCTGGGAGAGCCTCACGTCGAGGTCGCTCTGGAGCATCCTGTTGCGCTCGCCAGGAGTGAGGGCCTCGGCCGCCCCCATCTTCGCGATCTGGGCGTCCCGCGCGCCCTTGTCTATCTCCTCCTGGCTGCGCTCCTTCATCACGGCGACGGCTTCGTCCTCGGAGAACTTGTAGAGGTGCATCAGGACCCACTTCGTACCGACGTCCTCCTTCATGCGCTGGGCGAGGTCAGCGGTCGCGCTCATGACCTCCACGCGGGCCAGCTCAAGGATCTGGGACGGGACGTTCATCCTGATGTCGTAGTCGGCTCGGCTGTCCATCCCCTTCGCAATGAGGTGAATGCGAGCCGCCTGACGGTAGCCGCTCCGCGTCACGCGCTGGATTCTCATCACCGTGCGGGCGAACCGGATGTCCTCGCTGGACAGGGCGTTGCGCGTGCTCTCGCCCCCGTAGCCCATGTAGACCTTGGGGATCTTGATGGAGCTGACCAGCTTGTCCCGGTGGTACTCCAGCGTGTCGGTCTCGGAGTAGTCGGGACCGCTGATGACGTCGATCTCCGTGGTCCTCTTGCCCGCCCGCACCGGGACGAAGAAATCCTCGTCCATGGCCAGCGGGTTGAACCGCATGTCCAGCTTGCCGGTGTTGGGATTGACGAACTTCTGGCGGGTGAAGCTGTTCTTGACCTTGTTGACGAACGCCAGGCCACGCTCGGCGTCCAGCTCGCCGACGTCGATGTAGAAGGCGTAGCGGGCCGGGGCTCGTTCGAGCTTGTAGATGAGCAGGGCGTCTTCGAGGAGCGCCAGCCGCTTCCACACCCATCGCGCTGGGTCGACGACGGCGTGACCGTAAACGGAACGCAGGTGCTTGCCACGGAGACGCCAGTGGATCAGCTCCCAGTCCTCGAAGACGGTCAGCTCTCCAGGCTGCCGACCCATCGCAGATGGAATCCTGTTGGATTCCTTCCCGTCACGATACGCCTGCTGCTGCGCCGCTAGCGTGTAGAAGTCCTCCAGGCTGATGTTGAACTCACCCCGGATGTCCTGGATGAAGCCGATCAGCTCCCCTCTCGGCCCCTGCACGCGCCTGACGGTTGGCGGCGGCAAGTAGTTGATGCCGACCAGGCCGTCCTGAGTGACCAGCGCCTCGCCGAAGACATTCCCGTACTTGCAGAGCGTCCTGACCACGCCCCAGATGTCCTCCTCGATGAGGAGCTGACGATGGAGCATGTTGTTCAGCTCGTCGGCGGTGGCCTTGTCCTCGCTCACTGCCCAGATTGCCTGCTCGCGGTCGAGGTTGGGGCTGGTCGAGTCGTCGGCGTAGATGTCGAGCCCCACGCTGATCTCGGGGTACTCGTCCATCTCCTCGTAGTCGGTGTAGCGCTGCTGGAGGTCTTGATCGATACGGAGGTAGTTGGCGAGCGCGTCGTAGCCGAACTGCGTGACCAGGTTGTAGGGTAGCCCAGCCATGGAAACGGCGGGCGTCCCACCACGCTGAAGCTCGATGACCTGCCGTTGGGGCGTCCTGGCGAAGAAGGATCTCAGGGCGCTGCCGACGTTGGCAGTGAAGCCCTCCCAGAGGCGTCTGGGTGCGAAAGGTGTTGCCACTCTATCCCCTCGTGAACGGCATCGGCATGTCCTTGGCCGACACTCGCTGCCCCACCATACCCTGCTTGGTGCCCCTGACGCCAGCCGAAGGTGGGACCATCACCTTGCCCCCGGTCACCCAGGAGTCATCGCGGACCTCGCGCGATGAGTGCCGCTCGGAAACCATCGGTGCGATGGGCATCCCTGGCTGCCTGGTCATCAAGCCGTGGACCACGCCGGCCAGCCCATCAGAGACGTCCTTCGTCCCCCTCGGCGGGTGGTCGACCATGAACTTCGGGATGACTCCCTTCGTGCTCTGGACCCGCTGAAGCGCTCGAAGCTCCTTCTGGATGAGCACGTTGTCCTGGAGCCGCAGCCTGTTCTCGTACAGGGCCGTCTTCATCGCGTCGTAGGGGACGGTCGTCTTGTCAACGGAGAGCACCTCGGCCTCGATGCCACGAAGCCGGAACTGCTGCCTGGTGTCGGCGCTCTGGTAGCTGTCCATCGAGGCGTAGCTGATCAAGAACCCGTGGGCCTGGAACTCGTAGATGATGCCCCTGATGTCCCCCAGGAAGATTTCATCGCCTGGAGGCGGGATGATGCGGAGCATGAGGTCGGTCTCGATGAGGGGTGCCACCTCGGTGAAGGACTCCCCGTGGGCGTCCCTCCTGACCACCTCCGTGTAGCCAGCGATGTGGGCGATGACGAGCCCGGCGCAGTCCCCGGTGAGCGATGGGTCGATGTGAACGTAGCGCGCAGCGGACGGGTGCCTGATGGGCCTCCACGCCTCCTCGAAGAAGCCACCAGGGATGGAACGCCGGAAGGGGACCGCCACCCTCTCCCACCAGAACTCCAGTGGCTCGCCGCTCATCCACTCCTCGACGTCCAGAGGGCTCGCCAAGCTCTCGTCGATAGCCTCGACGATCTTCTCTCTGCGGTGGATGAAGAGGCTGACGCTCTCGGTCGCGAAGCCGGCGATGTCGCGGAGCGCTCCCTCCAGGTCAGACTCGAAGTCGGGCCTGTACTCTTCGGGGACGTCGATGATGCGGAGGCTGGCGTCCTTGTACCACACGACGTCTTCTGGCGTCGGGTCGATCTTGGACCGCACCGTCTCGCTCCCCACTGCGATCTGGAAGGTCTTGCCGCTGAAGTTTTCCCTGGGCTTGACGTCCCAGGTCGAGTAGTCCCGGAGGAAGACGCCAGGGCTCTGCCCTCGCCGCGCCTCCGCGATCTTCTCCTCGATGAAGGAGACAGGCTTCTCCTTCGACGAGACCAGGAACATGATGCCTGGGAGCTTCCCGGCCCGCATGAACCTGGACTTCATCCGGCGCACGATGGCCTTCGTCAGCACCTCCGACTTGTCAACCTCGACGAGGCGCCCCGTCTTGTCCACCTGACGCTTGCCGCCCATGAACGCCATCTCGTCCAGGAACCCAGCGAAGACGTTGGTCCCGATGGCCGCACTTGACGTCGAGCCCGCCACCACCATCATCTTCTTGGTGGGGAAGCGGATCTCGTACATGGTCGCCGCGATCTTGTAGGGGCACTTCTCCTTGAAGTAGGGCGAGAGCTGGAGCTTGGAGCCCAACTCGGCAAGGGGAACACGTCGGGCCGCTTCGCGCGTGGCCGACAGGATGGCGATGGCGAGCGCCGTGCCCGTTGCAAGCCCGTAGACCTCCTGCGGGTTGGCGAGGCACGACATCTGGTAGAGCACGTAGGCCAGGCCGCACGTCGCGAAGAAGCTCTTCCCCCAGCCCAGGGAGCCGGTCAGGATGGCCTCGGAGTAGTCGCCCTCGAACAGCTCCACGAAGTCGTCCTGGAGCTTGGGCCACATATGGGTGCCCACCTGCCCCAGGTAGTATTCGTCCAGCAAGAACGTCCTCGGGTCGACGGGCTCCTCGACGTACTCGGCCTTGACGAAGGGGTCCAGGATGTCCCCGTTGCCCTTCTCCATCTCGTCGAGGTAGTGCAGAAAGGCCGCCTGCTCGTCAGGGCTCATCGCCTCCAACGAGTCAACCATGTCTCGGATCAGCTCCTCCTCAGTACGAATGGAGCGAGGGCGCCCGTTGATCAGCTCGATGGCCATCAGCCGTTACCGACTGGCTCTGCCTCCGCGTCGATCACCGGCATGTTCGCAGCCTGGACGAGCCTCTTGAACATGGCGAGCACCTTGTGGCGGCTCTCAGGGTCTTGCATGACGGACATGATTCGCTGACCGAGGCCAGTGGCCGAACCACCCTGGATCTCCAGGCTCATCTTCATCCGGTCGATGGCCGGGCCGAACTGCTCCTGGAGCTTCGCGTGCGTCTTCAGCATCTCCAAGGCGCTGTTCATCTCCCTGGGCATCTCCTCGTAGGGGACCCCAACGCTGTGCTCCAGGTGCATCAGCATGTCGATGCGATCCCGCTGGGCGAGGTACAGGCTCTCGGTCTCCAGCAAGGCGTTGATGCCCCGCGCAGCCTGCCTGTACATCCCGCTGGACAGACGCCCAGGCGACCTCGGGGCAACACGCTGCTCAGCGGGCGGCGCGAAGGCCGCCGGCCACTCCTCCGGGGTAGGTGGCGGCGGAGGGAGGCTCGCGCGCCTCGTCTTCAGAGCCTCCACCAGCGTGCGCTCGGGGATGTCCACCAGCAGCTCGAAGGTCTGCTGGATGTGCTTGGCCACGTCAGGCGCGGAAAGTCCCTCGCGGAGCATGTCATCCACGTCGTTGACGATGGGCAGATCCGAGACGCGCTGCGCCACCGGAATGTGTCCGCCTCGGATGGGTGCTACGTCTCCCATATCACTACCATTGTGAACAATGGCAGCTTATAGGTCAAGAAGAGCGAACCCCAGTTTCGCTCCTGTGAGGGGCGTCAGAGCCGAATGTACCAGGCTGTATGGTCCTCGAAGGTGGGGATGAGCTGGTCGCCGTAGAGCCGCGTGAACTTCTTCACGGTCTTCTTGCCCTGGGGGCTGATGTTGAAGAACTCCATGTCGTAGAGGTCGGCGCCGGGGAGGTACTTGACCTCGACGTAGTTGCCGATGCGCGCCCGATGACGGCTCGGCCACTTGATGCCGAGGGTGTTGCCGTCGATGGCCATGGCCTGCCCGCCGATCATCGACAGCCCTCGGCCGCCGCCCATCTGCTGGAAGATGGTCTTGACGACCTCGGACATCTCGGTCAGCTCGTCGCCGACTGGATCGTCGCCCTCGGAGTAGGCTGCGTGGGCCGAAACGGCCCTCGGAGGCGCACCCTTGGGCAGCGGCACCTTGTTGCGCCCGGCGTAGGAGCCGATCATCGCCCACGCCTGCTCGATGGCAGCGTTCTTCGTCGAGTAGCTACCCATCTCGACCTTGTTGTCGGAGCCGTCCGGGTTCTTCATGATGAACCAGCCACGGCCCATCTTCTTGACCATCTGCTCCGGGTCGAGCAGCTTGCCCTCACCGAGAAAAGGGGAGCCGCCGAACATCCCGAAGTCCTCGAAAAAGTCGAAGAGGTCGCCGTGCTCGGCCGCCTCGATGACCGCCTGGTCGTCGATCTCGCCGCTCTCGTTCTTGACGATCTTGGAGCCCGGGTAGTCCTTCTGGACCTCCTTCGCCCCCTTCTCGGTCTTCGTGTAGAGCGGAGGCTTGTCCTTCAGGAGCACCTTGAAGCCGTAGCCCTTGGCCTTCATCTTCTTGGCCACTCCCTCCTCGGGCTTGTCCTCCGCTGCCGCCTCCCCCAGAAGCTCGGCCTCGATGCCCTCGATGAGCGCCTGGGCCTCGTTCCTGTCCTCGCCCAGCACACCGCGCGTGGCCCGCATCCGGTCCCGCTCGATGGCCTCACGAAGCTCGGGACAGTCGATGGGCAGGTCGCTGCTCGCCACCATGCGGCTCGGCTTGGTCCGCATGGCCTTCGCGTACTCCTTGCCGTACTTGCCGACGGGCTTGGCCGGGATGGCGTTGAGGCGCCCGATGAGACCGTTGTAGGGACCCCACACCTTCGAGCCGAAGGCATCGCGGAAGTCCACGAAGTCCTGGTAGAGGGCTCCGATCTCCTCCCTGATGGTCTCGTCGTTGGGGGCCTTGTACTTCAGGATGCGGTCGATCTGGTGGAGCATGTAGGCGCCATCGTCGGCGAGGCTGTGGATGCCACCGGATAGCCGCTGCACCTGGTTGTGGACCTCCTTCTTGAGCTGAGGCTGGGCGAGGCTCGACCAGTCCATCTTGCCGCGCGCACTCGGGGCCTTGCCCTTCGTGCTGTGGCGCCTGGTCGTGACGCCCATGCTCTTCACGAGGTCCATGAAGCCCTGGGTGGCGTTCTTGAAGTCGGCGTAGACCTTGTTGACGTCAGCGCTCCAGCGCGCGACCTCGTTCTGGACGACCGTCTTCGACCAGTCGGACTCCTCGGCCCGCTGGACGATCTTCTGGGCCGACTCCATGAACTTGTCGATGTCCCCTTGGATCATGCGACGGAGGCGAACCTGAATCTCCTGGAGCGGTCCACGCCAGTCGGCAATCTCCTCGGCCACGTTGCCACCCACCGCCGGGGCAGCAGGCTCGCCACCAAGGCTCGCCGAAAGTGTTCTGACTTCCTCTGCGAACTGAGTCGCGGTCTTCATATCCGACCTCCGCTTGGGGTCAGACTATCACGTCCCCGCGAGCCCTTCCAGAGCTGCCGAAACAGCAGCAAGCTCGGCGCGCATCTTGATGGTGTCCTCCTCGCCAAGCGTCTGGGCGACCATCGCCCCCTCCGGGACCTCGACGTCCTCGGTGTTCCCCATGCCGTCGATGACCCGCTTCTCCGCGTCTGGCTTCCTCAGCCGGCGCTCCCAGTACCCCAAGAGCTTCCTCGCCGTGGCAAGCGTCTCCGCTGCCACCTCACGCCTGACGTGCATCTCACTCCTCCTCGTCGCCGATGGCCTTCAGGTACTCGTGGCCATAGATGACCTTCTCGTCTGCCGGGTCCACCGCGATGACGTGCAGCCCCGTGTTGCGCTCGAACGCCGCCAGCCACTCGCCGACCATCGCGGTCTTCTTGTCGTGGGAGAACGACAGGAAGTGCTGCGCGATGAGGCTCAGGGAGTAGCCAGGGTTGGCCGTGTTGCCGATCTTCTTCGCCAGCTCGATGGCGTCGTCGATGGTGCCCTTCGTGTCCTTGGGGACCCTCATCGAGAAGGTGGTCCACTCCTCGTCCTTCGCCCTCACCTCATTCACCTGCTCCTTCGTCGGAGGCTCGACGCCCTGTGGCTCCTTGGCCTCCGTGGCCTCCGTGGGGACACCTCCGCCGTTGGCCTTGGCATCGGCCTCCTCGGTCGTCGGCGTCTCGGGCTCCGGGTCATCGGGCGTCATCCCCGGCGGAGGGTTCATCTTCGGCTTGGTGTCCTTGACGCGCCGGTCCTTCGTTTTGCCAGCCGACTGGAGCGCAGCTCGGACGTGCTTGGCCAGCTCATCCTTCGTCACCGACTTGGCCAGCTCGAACCACTTGTCGGCGTTCTTCTCGTCCACGACCTTGACGAGCTGATGGGCTTTCGTCCACCCGATCTCGCGAGCCCCCTGGATGAGCTTGGGTCGGCCCTCCTGCGCGATGCAGAACCACCAGTGGACCGCCGCGAGCATCTGGGCCTTGCGGACGGTGAACTCCAGCTCCAGCTCCACGTAGTCCTTGAAGGTCTCGTAGCCGCCCAGGCTCTTCGCCGTGAACAAGCGCTCCTCGCTGACGCGGTAGAGCAGATGGGCGATCTCGAAGTAGGTCTCCTCGTACTTGGCTCTCAGGTCGATCAGACGCAGGTGGACCTTGTTGGCCTCCGTCTCGTCGGTCGTCAGCACCTCGACGCCGCCCTTGGCCCCGGACAGAGGGACGAGGTTCCCTCCGCCAACCGTGCTGCGAGCATCCTGCTCTTCCTTCGTAGCCTCTCGAAAGCCGCCACGCTTCTTGGCGATCTTCATGACGTCCTCTCCTTCACGTCCTCGAACTTCCACCGGGCCACGACATAGGCGTCCGCCTCGTGGTCCGTCTCGAAGCTGATGCTGCTCAGCCGCAACGCCTCGACGACCTTCTCCTTCTGGTCCTTCCCCTTGCCCCCGTAGCCCAGCACGACCTTCCTGGCCGAGTTGGCCGTCACGAGGTCCGGGAACAGGTGACACGCAAGCCAGACCTGGGTGAGCACAACGTAGAGAAGCCCCCCTCGCTGGATGGCCTGCGACTTGGCCCCGAACGAAGCACCACCAGCCTCGATGGCGATGTGCTGGACCCCGAACGTCTTGACGACCCCGATGATGTCGTTGGCGAGGTGGAGGATTCGATCAACGCGGTCGCGCTCCGAGACCGGGATCTTCTTCGTGCTGACGAGCGGATAGTGATAGGTGTGCGACCGGAGAACGTGTCCTCGGTCGGTCAACACCACGAGCCCAGTGTTCACCAGCTCAAGGTCGAGGCCGATGATTCTTCCAGGCGCTCTCCAGCTCTCTGCACTGGCAAGGTCCGAACCGAGTCGAGCCGCCATCTGGGCAGGGAGGGATGCTGGATTCTGGGTTCTTTGTCGCTTCGCGGAAGGCAATGACCTTCTCCTTCTCCTTCGCCATCAGCTCGTGATCAGCCACGACGGGATGCTCAACGATGGCGTCCACCAGGTGCTTCGAGGCGCGGTCCAGGTAGACGAGCCTGCCGTGGGCCATCTTGGCCATGTCCAGATACCAGTTGAGCTGCTTCAGGTTGCTCTCGTCCGGGGCCTCCCTTATCCACTCCATGCTCTCCGTGCTGGCCTTCGTCTTCAGGTCCCACAGCTCGTCCTCGTGCGGGCTCCAGTCGATGATGCCGTCGCACCAGCCAACCACCCTCAGCTCCAGGTCATACAGGATGGGCTCGACGTAACTGAAGGGACTGCGCCACGACGGCTTGTGGCCACACTTCTCGCACACGTCCGGGCACAGCACGGCGCTCTTCGTGGTCACCTTGTGGATGATCTCCTCGCCGTGGGAGTAGACCGGCACCATGTCGCTGGAGTCGATGCCAACGGTGTGGCCACACGCCGGGCACTCCCAGCCACCCTTGATGATCTTGGACGGTCCCATCCACCACTCCTGGAACAGGCTGTGGTGAGCAGTGCCACCGTCCATCCACCAGCGGTTGTCCGGGCCGATCTCATCGACCAGGGGGATGCCCATGCGATAGGCCAGCGTCCAAGCCCTTGGGCACCATCCGGCAAGCACGGATGGGGAGAGCCACATATCCGGCTTGACGTCGACCTCCCTGACGCTCGTGAGCGCCTCCATGATACGCGGTTGAAGCCAGAGGTCTCTGGGCCGCTCGGGCCTCTCCAGCTCGACATGAGGCTTGGCGGCCTTCTGCTGGCGTCCCCTCTGGATCAGGTTTCCGAGGCCCACTCCGACTCCTCCACTCCGACCGCATCGAGCAGCCGCCTGAAGACGCTCCGAGGGATGGCAACCCAATCTGGCTCCGCCGTGATCTGCCCAGGCTCGGTCAGCCGGCGCAGCACGTCGGGCTCGAATTGAATCGCCAGGGCTGGCTCCCTGGTGAGCCCCGCCTCAGTGGTGATCTTGTTCAGCCACCGGGCTTGCAACCTGAGAGACTGGTCCTCGGTGCGCTTGCACTCTACCAAGAATTCGGTCAGTTGGGTAGATACCCCACGCACATCGCCCTTGAACCCATCCTTGGAACCGCTCGCCGGTTGGCAGCGCCCCCCAAGGGCCTTCGCCGTGTCCTTCTCGTGAGCCTTCGGCTTGCGGGCTCGCGCCGCCTTGCCGCTGGTCTCTTCCTCGATGAAGCGTGGCAGCGCCATCGTCAGGACCCTGGGGTGAAGCGTGCAAGCAGGGCGATGCGGACAGCCTCGCGGACCTCTGGGTCATCCCTGATGGCCGTAAGCACGTCCTTCTGGGTGCGGAAGCCCCGGTCCCCCATGACGTACTTGTCGTCCTTCGCCTTCTTGTCCTCCGTCACCAAGAACTTCATGGCCATCTTGTAGAGGCTCTCGTCCTCCATCACCTTGCCAGTCGGGCTCTGCTCGTAGTGACCCTTGACGCCCTTGGTGGCACAGCTCCGGTTCTTGACGACCTCAAAGCTGAACCTCTCCGAGACCATCGTCTTGACGATCTCGCCCCTCTTCGCGTCGCCCCACTGCTCATCGACATGCTCCCCATG